CTATGATCGCGGACGTCACACGCCGAACCCTCAAAACCCCGGCAAGTTGCCAGCTTGTCCAAAAGCGACGGTCTATCTTCAAGTCGTAGCAAACGAAGGCGAGACAGAGCTTCGTCATAATCTATTCTTGCACAGCTCAACCGAAGGTATGCTCTCCGCGTTCTTTGGAGCTATCGGACTAAAACGTAAAGGCGAACCGCTTCGCATGGATTGGAACGCTGTCATCGGTAAAGTCGGAGTTTGTAAGGTTGGTATCCGTGAATACAACGGGAACAATTACAACGAAGCAAAAAGCATGATTTACGCCGAAGACGTGGACCATACGAAAGTATTGAACGCGCAACCGGGACAAGTTCAAGGATTCCAACAACAACCGACGCAAGGATTCAACCCGGGTCAGTTTTAAGGGGGTATAGATGAAATTACGGCCTTATCAACAAGAGGCGCGGGAAGCCGTTCAGAAGGAGTGGGCAGAAGGGCGAAAACGTACCCTTCTAGTCCTTCCGACTGGGACGGGGAAGACGGTCGTCTTTTCTAAAATCATTGAAGATCAAGTTCGGGAAGGAAAACGCGTCCTCGTACTCGCTCATAGATCCGAGTTATTAGATCAGGCAAGCGACAAGCTCAAGACCGCAACGGGACTCGGTACGGCGCTAGAAAAGGCCAAAAGTACGTCAATAGGCTCTTGGTATCGGGTGGTCGTGGGATCTGTCCAGACTATGCAACGGGAGAAACGCTTGAGTCAATTCTCGCCCGACTGGTTTGACGTGATTGTGGTCGATGAAGCTCACCACGCTATATCAGACGGCTATCAAAAGGTATTAACTCACTTTAAAGACTCGCAAGTCTTGGGAGTTACAGCAACACCAGACAGATCTGATATGCGAAACCTCGGGTCGTACTTTGACAGCCTAGCATACGAGTACTCACTTGTGCAAGCGATCAAAGAGGGCTATCTATCAAAGATTAAGGCCTTAACGATTCCGATTGATCTCGATCTTTCGAGCGTGTCAATGTCCGCGGGGGATTTTAAGGCAAGCGACGTCGGGACAGCACTCGATCCGTACCTCGTGCAGATTGCGGATGAAATGGCCGAATATTGCAAGGACAGAAAAACAGTCGTCTTTCTTCCGCTAGTGAAAACAAGCCAAAAATTCCGCGATATCTTAAACGAGCGAGGCTTTAAAGCAGCCGAAGTGAACGGCGAGTCGAAAGATCGGGCGGAAGTACTCGAAGACTTTGAAAAGGGTCGATATAACGTCCTATGTAACTCTATGTTACTCACGGAGGGGTGGGATTGCCCCTCGGTTGATTGCGTGGTGGTATTAAGACCAACAAAAGTCAGAGCGCTCTATTCGCAGATGGTGGGACGTGGGACGCGTCTCCATCCGGGAAAAGAAGAGCTTCTTCTGCTCGATTTTCTATGGCACACCGAACGGCATGAGCTTTGTCGCCCGGCTCACTTGATATGCGAGAGCCCGGAAGTTGCGAAAAAAATGGTTGAAAACATGGAAGAAGAAACGGGCGTCGTGCTCGATCTCGAGGATATGGAAGCCAAAAGCGCAGAAGACGTCGTGGCAGAACGCGAAGAAGCTCTCGCAAAGCAACTCGCAGAAATGCGAAAACGCAAGAGAAAACTCGTCGATCCGCTTCAATTCGAAATGTCCATCCATGCCGAAGATCTTTCGAATTACGTCCCTAACTTTGGATGGGAAATGGCCCCGCCTTCTGAAAACCAACTCAAGGCCCTCGAGAAGTACGGTATTTTTACCGACGAAGTGGGCAACGCCGGAAAAGCGAATCTCTTACTTGATCGCTTGAATAAGCGCCGGAACGAAGGACTTTCGACGCCGAAACAAATTCGTTTCCTTGAGAGTCGAGGTTTCCGAAATGTTGGGATGTGGAACTTTGAGAGCGCTAGAAATATGATTGATCGCATTGCTGCTAACGGGTGGAGAATACCGCCCGGGATCAGAGCGAGCGAATACTTACCAAATTAAAAAATAGGAGTAAAGAACAATGAAAACTAACAAATTAACACTTTTTACAGTCGCGACGATTGCGGCAGCTACACTTGGAATTAAGGGGGCTTATGCGGATGAATCCAATTCAGAAGTCACAAACGATAACACAGCGATTATAGTCGGAACTGAAAACGCTCGAGTTGAAAAAGAAGGGGCTATTTCTCCAGAAGTACGAACTGAACGCGAAAATCCTCAAGGTGGAGAGAGCGATCAAGCGGATAGAAACGCAACTAGCGAACGAGGAGTCGCTCCGACAACTATTGAAAAGGACGGGGATCAAATTCGAGTAGAAAACCCCGAAGTCGTGGTCGATCAGTCGAACGGCAACGGAAAATACCAGTCCTTCACCGTTGAGTATAAAAACGTGCACTTTCCGGATGATATGGAGATCAACGAAGGAGACAAAGTAACGTTTACGCTTCCAGAAGAAGTAACTTTCCAAACGAGCTTCACTTTCGACGTTCACAATCCAGAAAATGCCGTCGTGGGACAAGCAACCGCGGACAGCAAGGCCGGGACAGTAACAACCGTATTCAACGACTATTTCAAGAATCATCCGTTGAATAAACAAATGAGCCTCAAGCTCGACGCCAAATGGACGGACAAAGTGGAATCCGGAAAACCAGTATCCGCGAATTTTAACGGTACAGTCGTGACAGCACAGATCAGTAAAGAGCAAGAGATCGGATCAGATGAATTGATTTCGAAGTGGGGATCTCAAGACAAAGACGACCCGACCGTCATCAATTGGACGATTCGGATCAACTATGCGCGTAAAGTCTTGAATTATGTCAAGATCATTGACACTATGAGCGAAAATCAAAAGCTCGTCGATGACTACTTTGTGATGAACTATGTCGATAGCGTGACACCTTGGATCGATAAGGGATCAGCGTTAGATCTTATTAAGTCCATGAGCAAGTCAGACCATGGCTTCGAAATTACTATGGACCGCTTGGACCGTATGGTTTACGTTTGGTATAAAACCAAACTCACGAACGCGGTCAAGGATTCAACAAATCCAACGAATAAGGTCGAGCTCAAGGCTGAAACAGACGGAGCTATTTCAACCAGTCGCGCCCAATTAGTCGGAGGTCGCGGGGACGCCAAAGGTGAGAATAAACCAGTCTTTGAATTGCCAAACGATGCGCCTATCTTAGATAAGCCAGAGTGGCAAGGCGGAGTCGTACCAAATGACGCGCCGATCTTGGATAAACCGGAACTGATTGTCGAAATTCCAGAGCCTAAACAAGACAAGCCAAACACACCGACGCCAAAACCAAAAGAATATCCGAAAGTCGAAGAAGTGAAGATCGTTAAATCGCGCGAAAAATCAAGCGAAAACCACGCGAAAAACGAAGTCGAAGAAACAGTCGAAGCGTACAGCGCGCCGGCTACACTCCCAAAAACTGGGGCAGAATTCGGGATCGCAATCAGCCTCCTCGGGCTTCTTGGATTGAGCCTCGGAGCGTATGCACTCAAGAAAAACTAGAAGAAGAAACGGAGGGATTGAATGAATAACGAGAGAGAGTTTGATCTGTTACCGCTGCTTGATTATATTGATCCCTCAACGCTTTCTTATCAAGAGTGGATCAATGTCGGGATGGCCTTAAAACATGAAGGATATACAGCCTCCGATTGGGACAATTGGTCGCAGAATGACACAAGATATCGAAAATTCGAATGTTTCAAGAAGTGGGACACCTTCAACGAGGAAGCGGGCTCAATCGTAACGGGTGGGACGATTGTCCAACTCGCGAAAGATCACGGATGGGTGAATCCATACTCAAGCGATAGCGAAGGCGCTCATGAGTTAGACTGGAACGATACGATTGATCGAGATTATCGCGTCATTGATAAGAATTGGATCGAGGGAAAAGAGATCCATGAGCCGTCAATTTGGAATCCGACGCAAGAGATCATTCGATACCTCGAAGCCTTGTTTGAATCGTCCGAGAATGTCGGTTATGTTACCGAGTCATATCCAAAAGTAAATGACGAAACGGGCGAGATTGAAAAATGGCTTCCGACCAAGGGAGCATATGACCGGACGGCGGGGCAACTAATCGAGCAGTTATCCAAGTGTAACGGCGATATTGGGGCAGTACTCGGAGACTATCACAAGGAAGGGGGCGCGTGGATTCGCTTCAATCCACTCGACGGTAAGGGTGCGAAAAATGAGAACGTGACTGAATTTCGTTATGCCCTCGTAGAATCTGACAGCATGAGCGTTGAAAAACAAAATGCGATCTATAAAGAGCTTGAATTGCCGATTGTTGCCCTTGTATATAGTGGAAACAAGTCCTTACACGCGATCGTAAAGGTGGACGCGGGCAACTATGACGAATACAGAAAGCGCGTTGACTATTTATATAAGGTATGCCAAAAGAACGGGATCTCGGTCGATACACAAAACCGCAACCCGTCGCGCTTGTCTCGTATGCCGGGCTTCGAGCGAAACGGCCAAAAGCAATTCCTTGTCGATACGAATATCGGAAAAAGGAATTGGGAGGAATGGTATCAGTATATCGAGGACTTAAACGACGATCTACCAGATCCGGAAGGCCTTGGGGATAGTTGGGACAACCTTCCAGAGCTTGCGCCCGAGCTGATTCAAGGCGTGCTCCGTCAAGGACACAAAATGCTGATCGCCGGGCCGTCCAAGGCCGGGAAGTCATTCAGCCTAATCGAAATGTCAATCGCCATCGCAGAAGGCCAGAAATGGCTCGAGTGGAATTGTACACAAGGCAAGGTCCTATATGTCAACCTTGAGTTAGATCGCGCGTCATGTCTTCATAGATTCCGCGACGTGTACGAGGCAATGGGACTCCAACCAAACAACCTACAAAATATCGATATTTGGAATCTTCGCGGAAAGACTGTCCCGATGGACAAGCTAGCGCCGAAGCTGATCCGCCGATCACTCAAGAAGAATTATATCGCCGTGATTATCGATCCGATTTATAAAGTGTTGACGGGTGACGAAAACAGCGCGGACCAGATGGCACACTTTACGAACCAATTCGACAAAGTAGCGACAGAGCTCGGGTGCTCCGTGATTTATTGCCACCACCACTCGAAGGGCTCGCAAGGTAACAAGAAGTCAATGGACCGGGCAAGTGGATCGGGCGTATTCGCTCGAGATCCGGACGCCTTGATTGACTTGGTGGAATTGGACGTCACGGAAGAATTGATCGTGCAACGTATCAATCATACAGCTACACGGATTTACCAAGAGGCCTTGCAAGCGTGCAACCTTGGATATTACCAAGAGGAAGTCACACTCGACGATCTCCAAAGTGCAGCAATTATGCGAACACACTTTGAAAAAGCCGTTCCGGATATACTTGATCGTAAGCCATGGATGGACAAGATAGAACAAGCCCGTCGAGCGATCGAAATTTCGACAGCGTGGCGCGTGGAAGGGACTCTTCGGGAGTTTGCCAAATTCAAGCCGATCAATATGTGGTTCAGTTATCCCGTACATTTCTTGGACGATTCGGGCGCGCTTGCTTATATCCAACTCGGAGAAGACACGAACGGGAATAATTCGCCTTGGAAGAAGAATTTCGACAAAAAAGAGACGAAAGAGGATAAAAGCGAAAAAGTAGAAAGCGCTATTTACTCAATTTATGATGGAATCAATCCAGTTACAATTGACGATCTGATCGAATATTTTTCAACTGAAGATAAGCCGGTAAGTGAAAAAACCGTCCGTCGATGGATCAAAAATAATGGCAATTTTACAATTAAAAACAAGGAAATTTCGCCAAAAAATGACGAGGGACAAAAATAGGGACAGGGACAAATCGATGGACAAATCGATGGACAAATATCGAAATGTCCCTGTCCCTCGAGGGACAAATATCGAAATGTCCCTTGTCCCTGAACCTGTACTTTGAGGGACAAAATGAGGGACAAATCGATTAAATAATCGAAATGTCCCTGTCCCTGACGAGGGACAAAATGAGGGACAGAATATCTCCTTCTTTGAAGAGAGATATTTAGGAAAATGTCCCTGATAGTCCATGGGAACAGGAACAGGAACAGGGGGGCTTTGCTCTCGCCCCCTGTAACCCTGTAACCCTGTCCCCTGACATGGACGAAGCGCGAGAGCGTGAAGCTAAAAAGAAAAAGTAAAAAAAGAAGGGTATAAAAAATGGGACGGAAGAAAAAAACATATTCAGTAAATTTGGATATTGGGAAACAAATGCCTCCGCTTTATCACACGATACCCGGTCAAGATTTTTGGTATTCAGATTCCGAAGTTTTGAAATGGATCGCAAACCAACCTACTTTATTGAATTTTGTAAAAGATCAATTAAGGTCAGCGGGATATATCACCTATGACGCAACGACCGGAAAATGGACCGGGATTGATTATAGAAGTGAGGGTGGAAGATGAAAGTAAAATTTTTCAAGTCGAACGTGAAATTTTTTCCAGATTTAGAGAAAGAGGTCAATCTCTTTCTCGAGTATTTGGAAAAAGCCGGTAAGGTATGGATCAATACGGACGTCCAGACGATTGGTGAGGACGTTCTGATCTTCTTGTTTTATGAGGATGAATAGATGATTGAATTCTTTTTGCCGATGGAAAAAATTCCGACAACGACTCACCAACAGAAAAAAGTAAACGTCAGAAATGGCAAACCGATTTTCTACGAGCCAGAAGAATTGAAAAACGCTCGGGCAAAATTTGAAAGTCTTCTTTCGCGTCACGTTCCCCCGGACAAACTGAAAGGGCCGATCCGGCTCACGGTCAAATGGTGCTTTCCAATGATTAAGGGGAAACGGTCCGGACAGTACAAGACGACAGCACCAGACACGGACAATCTTCAAAAGTTATTTAAAGATTGCATGACCAAGCTCGGATTTTGGAATGATGACGCGGAGGTAGCAAGCGAGATCGCTGAAAAGTTTTGGAGTGAGGTCGTGGGGATCTATGTCAGAGTAGAGGAGTGGGACGATGAACTATATACATTTCTTTAGCGTCGAAATCCCGGAATGGATGGCCCAAAGTAACCAAGTGGCACAGACCGTCGGATTCAATACAGATCGGTATTGGCTATGGGTGACGGGATCGATCGCGGAGATCTGCAAGAAATACAATGATAACGAGCTTGTCGTGAAGCAATTCGGGCTCTTGTTTGAATGGCTCGAAGCTCAAGCGGAAGGAGTAAAGGGATGAAAGAAAAGACTTATTATAACAGTCTCGAAGCGCAGCTCGATCTCGGGGAGAAATGCTTGAAAGGTATCAAGGCACTTGAAAGTGAAAATACCATAAAACGCTTTCAGAGTTTAGTCTATCTTAATGGCAAGCGATACGAGATCACTATCACGAAATGGAAGGAATTAGAAAATGGAATTGATAAAGTATGATAGCGATCAACGGCAACGATTCCCGAAAAATCTGATCCGGCTTGGAAAAGAGCGGGGCTTGACGAGGGGCAAGCTCGCTCAAAAGCTGGGATGGTCGTATAAAACGATCACAAGTTGGGAACGAGGCGAACGTATGCCGTGCCAGTACGCAATCGAGGATATATGCGCGGTCTTTAATGTGACGGAGACGGAGCTCTTGGGGTCGCCCGTTAAGTTGCGGATGTTTGCTTATTACAAGAAAGGCAAGCTCACGGCAACGGGGACGTTGCAAGAGATAGCAAGCCAGACCAAGCAACGAGTGGATAGCTTGCGGAGTCTTCTTTCCAAGTCGAAGAATCCCAAGCCGGAATGGCAGACGTATCTCGTAGAGATCGAAGACGAAACGAGATATACAATCGAGTTTACGCAAACGTTCACGAACGAAGAGATCGAACGTCACGGTCTAGCGTGGTTACGGCATAGCCCTATTGCAACTATTAAGGAGGTAGAAGGATGAATAAACATGAAGCAATAAAAAAAGTTGAGCAGATGGGAGAATATGAGCGTTTTGTGGACGAATCAATCCCAAAATTAAGCGTTCTTAACATACTTAACCAATTAGACGAACCGCAGAAACCAGTCGTCCCGCAGTTTGTGGTGGAAAAAATTAAGTATTTCAAAAAAACTGGTGACTGGGATTTGTTTCAAGCAATGGATTATTCGTTTGGAGAAAAAGAAATTAGGGAATGGCTTGAAAATAAAAACAACCAAGAAACTTTTGCCCGTGCATGGCTTGACGGCTACACAGTCGAAGAAAAGCGGTATTTAGTGAAGTTGAAAGGTGTCACAAACCAAACAAGAACATTAAAACGCAATATTGATGTCGAAACTTGGTATTTTGGCAATCCTACTAACTATGAAGATGTAAATGCGCACCACACCCGCGAAGAGCTCGAAAGTAACGGCTTCGGTTGGGTGTTCGATTGTGAAGGTGTGGAAGTTGAGGAGGTGGAAGAATGAAATTATTATACTTAAGATACGAGCCTACACATAGCGATTTTATTCTTGATGCCAGTGTTATTAAAACAATAGTACCAGTAGGTAATTATCAAAACGCTTCATTCATGATTTACGACCAAAACGACGAGACTTATGAGTTTGATCATATATATTATCATGGTGAGCTTATAAGAGTATATGAAATGACTACGTTGTATAAATATCTAACGGATGAAAACGCAGGAGGTGCGAGATGATACCAAAATTTAGAGCGTGGCATAATGAATTTAGCAGAATGATGTCAATCAAAAACGTGTGGTTTCAAGACAACTATCTTGAAAAACTTGAACTGAATGATGAAATCATGAACGATTATATTACAGCTTATCCTGATGAAATCGAACTCATGCAATCAACAGGCCTCAAAGATAAGAATGGAAAAGAAATCTTTGAAGGGGATATTTTAACAGATGGACACACGTTAGGAGTTTTACGAAACCATCAGACATTAGGTTTTTATATGGTCGATGAAAAAGGAAAAGAGAACTTTTTGAGTGACACAGTAGATATTGAAGGTTTTGAAGAAGCAAAAGAGTTTATGAAAAACAGTATCGAAATAATCGGCAACATTTACGAAAATCCAGAATTGTTGGAGGTAGAAAAATGACGAAGATTGTATTAAAAAATCCATACTTTGAAGAAGAAATCAAAGTGAAAGAGGATCGTAAATATATCTTAGACAGTATAGATAATCTTGATTATGGAAACATTAATTGTATTCTACTAAATCAAGTTGAACCGGTAGAGGCAATTATCACGATAAGCCCGAAACAATTTGCAAAGATCGAAATTTATGAAGAGGTGGAGTGATGAACAAAGAAAAGATTTATGCTCTTTACAGAGGGGAAAAATTTATAGGAATCGGAACAAAAAAAGAACTTGCTGAACTCTTAAATGTAAAAGTAGAAACAATAAGTTTTTACGCTACGCCGGCTTATAAAAAAAGGACAAACCAGAATAAAGCCCGCCGGTTGGTTTGTATAGATTAGAAAGGGGAAATATGAACTTACTAGATATTATCTTCTCCATCTTTTGCGGGGCGTGGCTGATTGGTTTTGCGTGGGCTTCGATCGTCGCCTTTAGAGCGAATAGGAAGGAAAAGGAATGAAAAGCTATGTACTGGGGATCTTGAACATTGCAGCCCTTGTCATCGTGCTCGTCGTTTGTTGCGTCAATATGAATGCTCGGATCGTAACGCTAGAAGAGAGAACGAAGGAGTTGCAATTGAAAGTCGAGGAGCATGATCGCTTGATCGAAAAGATCAACGAGCGGGACAAAATGCAAGATACTATAATAAATAAGCTAAACGCTGAATATAACTCGAGGGTGGCCCAAAAATTGAAAGAGGCTGCTGATCGAAACGGCGTGGGGGGATAATTGGTGAAAGTCTATATCGTGAGAAAGTATAATAAATTAGTACGCTGGGATTGCAATCATTCGACAACGTTCGAGGAATTTGAATTCGAAACAAAAGCCGAAGCGATGAAATTCCGAAACAGTCACAAGAAAGGCGTCTTTGACGTTTACGAAAAAGAAAAGTAAATAGCTACAAGCTAGAAAGGAGGGGAGCTTGAGAATTGAAACTAGATACGGATATCTAATCGACGCGCTTCGAAGATATCCATTCGATAAAGAGATCAAAGAACGAATCGAGGAGATCACTTTCCCTTATCAAAATTTCGATGAGAATTGGTTCATTAAGAGCAAGTCAGCAACTAACACGCCCGAGGCTTTAAAGAACGTGATCCTCAAAGAAAACGATCCGGAGTTGATTCGACTCTATACGCTCGCAGAAGCGATCACGGAATACACGAGCGAGTGTGCTCCCTCGACTTGGGAGGCAATCAAGGCGCTATATGTGACACGATCAAAAAATGTCGAGGGGGTGGCGATCGAGCTCTTTATGTCAAAGAATTCAGTCTATCGGCATATCATCAAGCCGTTCTTTGAAGGACTGGAAAAGAAATATACAAGTTTTTTCTTAAAAAGTCGCTGAAAGTTGGGAAAAATGCACGAAAAAAGGTGATAAAATTGTATTATCGGAAGATTGAAGGAAACGACGATCTTCATCGCGGACGACAGGACAAACTTTTTCATTGTTTACCTTTCAATTTTTTGCCAGCGACAAAAAAACGGAGTTTTTGTGGTGGCCTCCTTATAGTATTTAAAAAAACATTCAGGCGGTTCGATTCCGCCCGTCCGCTTCGACAAGGTTTTACCTTCATTTCGCCTTGTCTAACCTTTCCATTTTTTCAGAAACAGCTCTCACTTACTCCGGAGCTGTTTTTGTTTTTTCGAGGTGAAAATGAAAATCGAAAAGATAAAAATATCTGACTTGATCGAGTACGAAAACAACGCGAAATTACACCCGCAAGAGCAGATCGATAAAATAAAAAAATCAATCCTTGAGTTTGGAAACAACGATCCGATCGCGATCGATGAAAACAACGTCTTGATTGAGGGGCACGGCCGATTAAAAGCCTTGACGCAACTCGGATATGACGAAGTGGAAGCGGTCAGACTTTCACACCTTACCGAAGAACAGAAGAAAGCCTATATCTTGGTACACAACAAGCTAAACATGGATACAGGCTTCGACACTGATCTTCTCGGGGTGGAGTTGGACGATATTTTGTCAGTTGATATGACCGAATTCGGGTTTGATATGCCAGAGATCGATCTCAATCTTACCGATGAAAAGGAAGAGGAAGAAGAGAAAGACTTTCACAGAGAAACGACAATAAACCAATATAATCTTGACTTATTCGATCCAATGAAAACGGAAGGACGTTTTGAAATGCCCGTGCTCGATCCCGTGGATCACGTCCCGAAGAGGTTACAAGGGTTTAATTACGTTCTAAACAAACCGGATCACGAAGCGGGCGTTCATTTCTTCCTCGATGATTATCAGTTCGAGAGAATATGGCAACGGCCAGAGTTCTATATTGAAAAACTAGGCGAGTTTGATTGCGTACTTACGCCAGATTTTAGCTTATATATCGATATGCCGGTCGCTATGCAAGTTTGGAACGTGTACCGCTCGAGGTTGATTGGACAAATCATGCAGCGATACGGCTATACAGTCATACCGACGGTATCGTGGGCATATTCGGACAGCTTTTCATTTTGTTTTGACGGATTGCCGGAAGGCGCTACACTTGCAATCAGTACGATCGGGATCAAGCAGAATAAAGAACAACTAAAAATATGGCGAGATGGCGTGGACGCCATGATCGAGCTATTAAAGCCGAAAAGGTTATTGGTATATGGTGGCGCGGTTGAATATGACTATGGAGATATTGAAGTACACTATTTCGAGAATGAAACGACAGAGAGGATGAAACATGGGTAGTAGAGGAGCAAGCTCCGGAAAAGGCAAAAAAAGAGCAAAGAAAAAAGGATCAAGTGGCGGTGGCGTGAGTAACGCCGGGGCATTGCCACAAAGTACAGAGAAAAAGCTGAATCCAATACAGATCAAACTGAAAAAGAAATTGTTTGCCGGTCGTCATGAAAAACGGGAACAATGGAGACAGATCGGATCAAGACGAACGATCAATTATGATAGTTCAGACAAGCGAATCACTCGGACACAAGGCGAGAGTAACGCAACGCGGACAAGTAGATACAGAAAAAATAAATATTTTGAAGAAAATAAACCAAATGGAAAAAGCGCAGTACAGATCCAGAGTGGAACGATAAAAAAACGGTGGGCAAAACATTTTAACGAGCACCACACAGCAAAACGTAACCCGTTATCTGAAAGCGGGTATTCTAAAGCTCAAAGAATTAGAGTGAGGTAAGATTATGGGTGGCAGAGGTGCTAGCTCGGGTAGGAGTAAAAAAGGCAAACCGTACGGAACAGAATATAAAACTTTACATAAAGTAGGGAATATCAAGTTCGTTATTCAAAACGAGCAAGGTTCACAAAAAGCACCTATGGAAACAATGACTAAAGGAAGAGTTTACGCGCTGATCGATAGGAACAAAAACGCACCTAAAAGCATTGTTTATTTTGATACAGAAAACAAGCGTAATAAACAAATCGATTTAGATCATGTGCATAGAGGAATGAGTCCTCATGCTCATCATGGCTATAATCACAATGAATTTGATAAGAGCAAAAAGAGGGCAACTAATTTGACGCCAAAAGAGAGAAAACTCGTTGAAAAAGTCAAAACAGAGTGGTATAATTATATTAAGAAAACGTAGATAGTCGTATATAGGGATTACGCCTTGATTGAGGAGATTCCGGTTCGAATCCGGGCTTCTACGTTCAGCCCCTTAATTGGGGCTTTTTGTTTGCAGAAATTAAAAAGGCAACTCCCCTCTTTTGCTATATAGAATGAAAATCACAAGTAACGGCACTTGTGATTTTTTTGTTTGAAAGGAGGTAAGAATTGCCAAAAGATGGAAAAGAAAACTTAATTCCGTTTAATGAACGAACAGTGGAAGAACAAAGAAAGATCCAGAGAAAAGGTGGTATCGCCTCCGGCAAGGCTCGAAGGGAAAAAGCGGATCTAAAAAAGAAAGTCAACGAGATTTTAGCGATGGACGTTTTCAGTCCACAGCTAAAAGAAACACTCGAAGAGAAGGGCTTGAGCGCGACGAATCAAACAGCAGTCGTGACGGTGCTTTTGCAAAAGGCACTAAAAGGCGATATGCGAGCGATTGAGCTATTGGCGAAGATGAACGGCAACGAAGGCACGAAGGACAACCTCGACAAGAAAGAGCAGAAGGAACGCGTCAAGGCAATGCAACTCGAGAACAAGAAGCGCGAGCAAGCTCTCGAAGGCAATATCGCGTCCGAGGATATCATGGCCGATTATTTCGAGAAATTGGAAGGAGTGATTCAAGATGGCACTTGATCGACTGTACACAGATAAGCAGATCGGGATCTTGCGTCGGTCCATTTCTCGCGATTGGTACATGATGATAAACCACGGCGCAGTACGGGCCGGAAAGACTAAGCTCGACAATGATCTATTTTTGATGGAGTTGAGGCGCGTTAAAAAGAACGCTGCAAAAGTAGGGGTTCAAACTCCGATGTATATTCTGGGCGCGGTATCGTCTGGGACGCTTCAAACGAATATATTACGCGAGATAACGGACGCTTACGGCCACGAATTCCAATTTGACCGGCATGGCAATTTTACACTTTTCGGGGTGTACGTCGTAACGACGTTTACGGGCTCGATAGCGGGTCTAAAAGCTATCCGGGGTATGACAGCCTTCGGGGCATACGTCAACGAGGCCACGCTCGCGAATAAAGAGGTATTTGACGAAATTCTCAAGCGTTGCTCCGGTTACGGCGCGCGTATTATATGCGATACAAACCCGGATCACCCGAAACATTGGCTCAAAGTCGATTATATCGACAAGGCAGACGATGAAAAGATTATCGCGAATCATTTCACGATTTTCGATAATACATTCTTGAATCAACGCTATGTCGATAATTTGATCGCGACAACGCCTTCCGGTATGTTTACCGAGCGTGGTATATACGGCCGTTGGGTGATCGGTGAAGGCGCAGTATATCGTGACTTTAGGGAGGATATGTATGTCCACGAATTGCCCGAGCATTTCGCGAAAGTGTATGCCGGTGTTGACTGGGGTTATGAACACTATGGCTCTATCGTGGTCGTGGGCCAAACAGAGGCCGGCGATGTGTACATACTCGAGGAACACGCTCACCAGTACAAAGAGATTGATTTCTGGGTGGATATTGCGAAGGATATCAAGGCCCGGTACGGCGATATTTTCTTCTGGGCAGATTCAGCACGGCCCGAGCACGTCGGACGGTTTAACCGCGAACGGCTCAAGTGCTTCAATGCGTACAAGTCGGTATTATCTGGGATCGAGGAAGTGGCGAAGCTGATGAAAGCTAGTCGCTTTTTTGTCGTTTCGAACAAGGTCGCAAAATTCAAAGATGAAATATATCAGTACGTATGGAACGAGCGATCAGGCGAGCCCGTGAAAGAGCATGATGACGTATTGGACGCGGTAAGATATGCGATTTATTCGCAACACGTTTACGACACAAGCAGCACAGTTAAAGAGCGTATGACAAGCGCGCAATACTATTTCTAGGAAGGAATGAAGAAATTGAAATTCTTAAAAGGACGGCGTTTTGACGAAAACGCGAATCGTCAATTCATGATGACAATCGAAGACTTTGAGACGATCGAATTCGAGAGTCAAAAATGGATCGAACGATTGAAAAATTTCGTCGGAGCACACAGAGCGGAACAATTGGACCGCTTGAAAGAGCTCAAACGTTATTATCTTGCTGATAATAATATCAAGTACCGCGAAGAAAAAAGTGATCCATACAGCGCAGACAATCGAATCGCGAGTGACTGGGCGAAATATATCGCAATTTTTGAACAAGGTTACATGCTAGGGAATCCGGTCGAGTACAAGAACGAAAACGCGGAGATCCAAAAGCTGATCGATCAATTCAGCAAGCAAAACAACGAGAAGGACCACAACGTCGCGATCAAGACAGATCTTGCGATCTATGGCCGTGCTTACGAGCTTCTAAACACGTTCCAAGATGAAGACGGTTCGGTTTGGGTCAAACTCTATCGTATGGATCCGGAGCAAACTTTTGTCATTTATGACGACAGCTTCGAACAGCGTTCTTTGATGGCGGTCAATTATTACTCTATCAGTTACGGAAACGGGCACAAGCGCGATTTTGTCAAAGTCTATACTAGTAACGCCATCTACGAGTACGTCGATGATAACCAAGAAACGGACACGCTCAAGCTGAAAGAAGTAAGCGAGCATTTCTTCAATGGCGTACCGGTGAACGAGTTCAGCAATAACGCCGATCGGACCGGGGCTTTTGAAGCCGTGCTTGATTCAATCGACGCTTACGACTTGTCACAGTCAGAGCTTGCAAACTTTCAACAAGATAGTAACGAGGCTCTTTTGGTTATCTCCGGGAATCCGTTCACGGGGGTAGAGGATAAAGATTTCATGGAAGACGGTCGCGTCAATCCAAACGGACGCCTTGCGGTATCTCAAGCGTTCAAAAAAGCAAAAATCTTGGTCCTCGATGACAACCCGATCCCGGGCGGATCAGCACCATCGGCACACTACCTCGTTAAAACATACGACACAGCCGGAGCGGAGGCATACAAAGAACGGCTAGTGAATGATATCTTACGATTCACGTTTACGCCGGACACAACCGATAACAATTTCGGAGGTGTACAATCGGGCGAGTCTATGAAATATAAGATGATGGCAGCCGATAACTATCGCGGTAAGCAAGAGTTACTTTTTGAAAAAGGGCTCATGCGTCGCTTGCGTCTAGCCGTCAATATTTGGAAGATCAAGGGAAACGATTCCGAAAATTACAACCTTATCAACGAAACGAACGTCGTATTTACGCCAAACTTACCACAGAATGACGTTGAATTGGTGGCAATCGTCAAGAATCTTTACGGCGTTGTAAGTGAGCAAACAATTGTCGAGATCCTTGAGCAAGTAACCGGAGTCAATGCCGAAGCTGAAATGAAACGGCTCAAGGAAGAGACAGAAAAGGCGCTCGAAATGCTTCCACGAATCGAAAAAGAAAACGAGGTGACAGATGACGAACAAATTGAAGAATCTGAAAATCCTCGAGGATCATGATCGATATTGGACAGACCGAGCCCGTGAGATCTTCGAATACGTCGATCGAAAAGATATCAATTTCTTCGCCGAAATGGAAAAAATCTATCGTGAGCAATCCGTGAGCCTTCAAAAGTCAGTATTTGACTTTTATACACGCTTCGCGGAAGGCCGCGAGATCAGCTATCAAGACGCAATGAAGCGTCTTCGAGGCGAGGACTTGAGCGATTACGCGGAGAATGCTCGACGGTATCGAGAGCAAGCGGAGAAAGATCCGGAGCTCTTGCGCCGGTTAAACGAGCAATACGCGTCAGCTCGGGCAGTACGCCTCCAAGTGCTCAATTTAGAGGCCGTCTATCGCGCCGGTGTACTAGCGGGTGCATTGCATAAGAGCTTCGAAAAATATCTCTATGACGTGGCAGAATACGCTTATCGTAAGTCAGTCGGTGGACGTGCGGGTGCAATCAACCGTCCGGCGTTTGAAGAAGTTATCAAGACGCCATTCAACGGTCGCAACTATTCCGCGCAACTTTGGGGCAATACGGACGCGCTCGCAGATAGCTTGAAAAAGGTATTTCGTCAAGGGTTCATCCGTGGAGATAGCCCGCAAGAAATGGCCCGTGAGATTCGAAAAGAATTTAACGTGGCACGGTCCAGAGCAGAAACATTGATCCGGACAGACGCAACGGCCGTCGTCAATCGGGCGACGATCAAGCGATACAAGCGCGAAGGCTTGAAATACTATCGGATCTTGGTCGTGCTAGACGATCGAACGACTCAAATTTGCCGGAATATCGCGCAAGAGGACAAGCTCTATAAACTCGAGGACGCGGAAGTCGGAGTCACGATTCCGCCTTTTCATTATAATTGCCGTTCGACGATTATGCCGGATGCGGAAGAAATAGGAGAGGAGGAATAATGCTGAATATTTGGGATCTTGTTTCGTTTGTCGCCGGGTTGATCTGTCTTGCTGTTCTGGTATTGGTGGGGTGGTCCATCATTGCCGGACTGATCGATGGGATCATGAAAGCGATAAAGAAACACACAAAATAGATCGGAGGTGATCCGGTATCTTGACAAGCGGGAATAGACCGCAAAAACAACCGAAAAGGAGAAAAAGTGATGACTGAATGGCAAAAACGTTTTGTGATAGAATATCACGAATTGAGAGGACGTTTCGCGAAATTAGACGAAATGATCCAAAGATACGAAAAAGGACAACTCTAATTTGAACCGAAATGTCCGATCGATTTATTAAAACATCAGCGCTCGGTTATGTGGGAGTATCTTTCGATTTTAGAGCAACGTGCGCGAATTGAAGAAGTTAAATTGTAAGACTGTATAAGACACAGTCTTTTTTTGTTGTCCAGACTTTGCGGAGGACGTAAAAAGCTGCATTGTTTCGTTGCCGAACGTAAAACGAGATCATCGAGTGATGGCGTAACCATCGGAGGAAAATTATGTCAGAAAATACACAAGCAACCGTCGAGACCGAAACTATTGAGAAAGACGTCGCTCAAGAAGAACAAGTCGAGACCAAGCAAGAAAAGTCAGAGCGTACCTTCACACGCGCCGAATTCGGGAAGGCAGTCGCAGCGGAGATCGCAAAAGCTCGCGCAAGTTGGGAAGCGGAACAAGCCGAAGCCCTTGAGCTTGCAAAGAGCGAAGGTGAACGCCTCGCGAAGCTAACCAAGGACGAACGCGCCAAAGAAGAGGAAGCGAAACGAATCAAGGCAATCGAAGAACGCGAGAAAGCACTTGCGATTAAAGAAATGCGAGTGGCAACTCAAACGCTTCTAAGTGAGGAAGGGCTTCCGGGTGACTTTTTGGAATTCGTTATTGACAGCACGGCAGAGGCTACAAAGGAGAAGATTGGCACTTTACGCGCTATCTTTGATAAAGCAGTCGAAGCTCGCGTCGATGAACGTCTAGCACAGAAAGCACCACGCAAGGGTACGGGACCGGTATCGATGACTAAAGCTGAAATTATGGCGATTGAGAACGACGAAGAGCGTCAACGCGCAATCGCTGAAAATATTGGACTATTTAGAAATTAGAAAGGGCTAGAATATGGCTGAAAATAAACTTACAACTATGAACGACTTGGGCGATATCAAATCGATTGATTTCGTCAACAAGTTCTCTAAAAATATCAATGACTTGCTCCGTTTGTTGGGTGTTACACGTCGTCAAGAATTGACAAACGATCTTAAAATCCAAACTTACAAATGGACGACAGAGGTCGATAACACAGCAACGGCAGAAGGGGACACAATCCCGCTTTCAAAAGTGACTCGTGCGAAAGACCAAGAATATACTGTTACATGGTTCAAGAAACGTCGTGCGGTATCAGCGGAAGCAATCGCCCGTCACGGTGCGTCACGCGCCATCACAGAGGCCGATACTCGTCTTATGCGCGAGATTCAAAACGGGATCAAAGAAGAGTTCCTTGCTTATCTCAAGAAGACTAAAACAAAAGTGAAAGGTAAAGGCCTTCAACAAGCACTTGCTAATAGCTGGGGCAAACTTACCACAATAAACGAATTCGAAGGATCTCCGCTTGTTTCATTCGTGAATCCGATCGACGTCGCAGAATACCTTGGAAACACTCCAGTCGCTTCTGACGCTTCAAACGTTTTCGGTTTTACACTCTTGAAAAACTTCCTCGGTATGCAAAACGTTATCGTTATGCCATCTTGTCCACAAGGTAAGATCTATACGACAGCGGTTGAAAACTTGGTATTTGCACACTTGAACGTTGCAACGGGTGATCTTGGCGGATTGTTTGCGGACTTTACAGACGAAACAGGAATTATTGCGGTAGGTCGTGATCGTGTCTTGAATAACTTAACTTTCGAGTCTGTATTCTTTGGTGCACACGTTCTCTTTGCTGAAATTCCAGACGGCGTGGTAGAGGCTACAATCGAGCCAGCGTCAGCAGTAGCAGCCTAATTAGGAGGTGAACGATGACAGCTATTGAGCTAGAGAAAGCAACGGAAGAGATTTGCTTGCTGAAAGGAATTCCAAAGAGCGATCAGGAACAAGACGATTTATTGGCCCTTATTGTACGGGATAGCTTCGAGCGTATGATCGCTTACGTCAACCGCTTTTCTGATTCGCCACTCGAGGAATTGCCCGAAACGGTGGCGTATATCCTCCGTGACGTGGCTGTCAGTCGATTCAATCGCCTAAATTCGGAAGGCGCAACCGCTGACAGCGAAGAAGGCCGGAGCTTTACGTGGGAGGATGGCTATCTAACAGATGATAATAAGGCCGTACTAGAAGGCCTCGCGGTGAAACATCGCGCCCGTGGGATCGCTAGATTCATTTAAGGGGGGCGCGTGTATGATCTATAATGACCGCGTAACCTTGATTTTTGAGAAACGCCCAACGGACGAGCTTTTGGACAAGTTGGAGAAGAAGAAGAGCTTCCCCGTTCCTTGTATGCGAAACGCTTTATCCAATTACGAAATGATGGGGCTCTTTGGAAAGTATGACTTTGACGCGTTCAAGTTGCACTTGCAAGGTGTCCATCGGGATTTTTCCGAAGTCATTTACAAGGGAAAGAAAATGAAAATCAAGGGCAAGAGATATCATCATAATAGCACGGTGATTTACTTATGAGTTTTTCTTATAAAGTCAAGGGGCTCGACAAGTTCATCCGACGTGTCCAGAATAAGCCAAAACAAGCAAGGCGAGCCGTAAGTGCGGAATTGCACAGATCGGCCTTGCGAGTGGAACGAAAAGCCAAAATAAAAGCAGCAGTCGATACCGGATTCATGCGAAACGGGATCTTTGTTGCTCGGGTGGGTATGTTACGGTATAAGGTGACGTCCCCGGCGGGTTATTCGGTCTATGTCGAGCTCGGAACGCGTAAGATGAAAGCCCAACCCTTCCTCGGGCCGGCCGTCAAAGAAGAAAGCGAAGTTCTTTTTAAAAATCTTCGTAAAATGTTTAGGAGGTGATCCATGGAATTTGAAGCACCTTCGATCAAGACGCTCGCGGAATTGCGCGAGAAATTGAAGCCGTTGAATATTCCGATCTATTTCAACCTTCCAGATTCAAACGTCCTCGAGCCGTTTTTGGTGATCGGGCAAACGAGCTCGGACACCTCGAAAACGGTCCAGACGGGGCTTATAATCGAAGATTTAAGCGTCCAGATAGATATATTCTTACCGGATGACGAAAGTCGCGGAGGAGTCGAGAGAGTGCGATCAGAAGCGATCAGACGAATCGGTCGGAATAATCGGATGGCGTCAACCGTCTTGAAAGATGACTCAATAGGCCGGGAGGTCTATCATATCGTTATTAACTTAACAGAAATAATATTTTAAAAAAGGAGCACTTAATCAATGGGTGAAGCAGAAGACAAAGCAAAAATTAAAATTACGATCGCGAAGCCGGTCGTAGGTAAAAAAGTATTTTACTTTATTCAATCAATCCACGCAGAAAAAGGCACGGGAGCAATGCTTCCGGCTTACCGTAAAGATGGTTCTACCACAATGGGTGGCGAATACATTGACGAGCAAACACAACAAGGGCGTTTGCTTGAGAAAGCAACCGATGAGCACTCTATCGAGTTGACTCAATACTTTGCGCCAAAAGATCCATCCGTACAAGTCATTCTTGACGCGCAGAAAACGGGTGAGTCTGTTAAAATTTGGCGCGTAATCGTTGACGAAAGCGTCAAAGAAACAACAACCGGCAAGGATACATATCCGGCGCAATTTGGATATGGTAAGATCACAGATGACATCGAATTCGACGACGCGGTCGATGGCTTCGTTGAATTGAGCTATACCGTGGGTATCGTTGGTCGTCTTCGTGATGGTAAGTTCCCGTTGTCAGCAGAAGAGATCGCAATGTTGAACGACGTTTACGAATACCAAAATCCGGGCGAAACTACCGGCGATTACAACAACATCACACGCTAATTTTTCAAGCAAGAGGGCCTCGAAAGCCCTTTTGCTTTTATTTTTTTATAAAAAAGGAGTTATTCAATGGAATTTACAGTCGGAAGCCGTACAATCGAGATCAAATTTGATTATATGACAATGTACAAGGTCAATCGTGATCTTGGATCTCAAGCACCAGACGGAACACGCAATGAAGATGGCGTCGGTGCTCTATTCCTTCGTGTGGTCGATCGTAACGATTCGGCTCTTGTGGATCTTATCAAGCTATGCGCGAGCAAGAAAGCTAAAGCTGTAAGCGATGAAGAAGCAATCAAAGCAATCGCGGACAAAGTGGAAGATCTCGGAGCAGAAAGCACAGAACCACTATTCGAAGCACTTGAAGAAGAAATGGTTGATTCTGGTTTTTTCAAAGAGAAAGTTTTGAAATACTTAGAAAATCTCGAGCTGGGATTGAAGTATCTCAAAGCCAAAGCAGAAACAGCGGAAGACAAGGCACAGGCGGAGCTTCAGATCGAGCAAACGGAAGCGCAAATTGGGCGCTTGAGAAACGCAATCTCTTAATAGAATGTGCGCGTTTGGGTCTAACTGACCCGAATATTATTTTTTCGTGTACAAAGAACGAGCTCGACGCAATTCGCGAGGGCCTTTACTATCGAGCGATCGAAGAGAGGGAAAACCTTGTCGAGCTTGCTTTTAACTTACGCTATACACTAAACGCTAAAAAAGCGGACTTTGGCAAGTTGAGCAAGAGAAAGGATCGTGAGAAAGTGCGTCGTCTATTTAGGCAGCGCGAAGAGCGGGAAAGCTCTCAAGTTATGCTCGAGAAGATCGAGCGTCTCAATGAACATTTCAGAAATAGATAGATAGGAGGTGGGGCGATGGCATTTGACGGATCAATAGAAGCGATTATCGGCGCGGATTTAACCGGTTATGAAAAAGCAATGAGCGACGTCGTGAGTTCGACGCGTAAAGCATTTCAAAATGCGGTACAGGAAGCGTCAAAGAGCGCGAATCAGATGATTCGTGAAGTCGGTGAGCTTATGAACCGGCTCGCAAACAGTAACCAGAATATCGGATCCAAGATCGGCCAAGGGTTGACCGGTGGATTCAAAATCGCCCTCGGAGAGCTACAACGTATCTCTTCTAACATCGGCGCAAAATTACCTGACCCCATAAGGAAGGCATTTACTCGCGTTTCTGCTGATATTAAGTCAGCTTTAGGCGCGATGAAAAACGACGTCGCGTCTCTCGGGTCTAGCATAAATACAAAAATCAAAAAAGCGTTTGATTTTGATATTTCAAAAGCGATCAAATTGCCAAAGAGCACATTTGCTGAAATGGCGAATGGTGTCGATTCAATGGCACAACGAATCAGCTCCAAAGTCCACAGTCTAGGCACGGTATTTACTAATTCGGCTAACAATATGTCCGGATCGTATAAGACGGCCTTCGGTGCGATTGGTGACTCTATGGCCCGTCTCGAAGCTCGTATTCAGTCGGTGGCCGGGAATATTACGAGTTCGCTTGGTCAAAAGGTACTGAATCCAATCAACTCGTCATGGTCTAGTATGTTTTCCAACTTGACCAGTAAGGCGAACAGTTTCGCGGATCGAGTGCGGAATTCATTCGGTGGACGGGTGTTATCGTCAGTCAATAGTCTTGCTTCGAATGTAAGCGGAAGACTCGGGAACGCCTTCCAAACGACCGGACAGAAAGCGGTCAGTGCGTTAACCGGAATCGTAAGTCACACGAACCAAGCAGCAAGCGCGTCAACGAACTTGCTGAAACAAGTTGTGGGGATTGCGGCAGCATACAAGCTCTTTGACCTTGGAAAGCAAGCGATCAAGAGCACAGTCTCGAAAGCTGCTGAATTCGAGGCTAAAATGAGTAACATTAAGGCTGTAACGGGTGAGAGCGCGGAAACGATGAAGAAATTCAACGATGCAGCAATCAAGGCCGGAGCGGAGACAGCCTTTTCAGCAGCAGAAGCAGCGGATGCCGTGGGTGAGCTTGCAAAAGCCGGGGTATCAACTAAAGATATTTTAAACGGTGGACTTACCGCGTCCCTTAACCTCGCAACAGCGGGCGAGCTCGATCTGAAAGAAGCTGCTGAAATTACATCAACGGCATTGAACGCTTTCCGTCGGGACGGCATGACGGCCACACAAGCAGCAAACCAACTCGCGGGAGCTGCTAACGCGTCAGCAACAGACGTCCACGAGCTGAAATATGGTCTCTCTATGGTCGCTCCGGTCGCTTCTGGGCTTGGTCTATCATTCCGTGATACCACGAACGCCCTCGCAGTCTTCGCCCAAAACGGACTCAAGGGATCAGACGCCGGTACATCACTTAAAACTATGCTCATGAATTTGCAACCGCAAACGAAGAAGCAAGTAAACTTGATGAAAGACTTAGGTATTATAACCGAAGACGGCGCGAATAAGTTCTTCACGGCTGAAGGCAAAATCAAGTCATTCGCTGAAATTTCGCAAGTTTTGAAAGATCATTTAGGCGATCTGACTGACGCAGAGAAACAAATGGCCCTCAAGACAATGTTCGGTACGGACGCGGTTCGTGCTGCAACAATTGCCATGAACGAGGGGGCAGATGGCGCTAACAAAATGCAAGAGGCCATCGACAAAGTGAGCGCTGCTCAAGTGGCGGCCGAAAAGCTCAACAACTTAAAAGGGGCAGTCGAAGCCTTGAGTGGGTCGTGGGAAACGCTCCAGATTAAAATCGGGACGGCAGTCTTACCGGTCCTAACGACGCTCGTCAAATGGATCGATAAGCTAGTCGATAAGTTGTCCAACTCTCAAGGACTTCAAAACTTTTTAGACGCTTTAAATTCTTTGAATCCAGCTCTTAATCAGTTTTTGAACGGTACGAAAATGACCGAAGAGCAAGCCGGCAAGTTTAAAAACACTATGCAAGCCGTTAAGCCAGCCGTGACGGGCCTTGTGGGCGCGTTTGCGTTTGGTCCAGCGGTCCGCGGATTGACTTCGCTCACTGGTGTTATGGGTGGCGTTGCGATGAAAACAATGGCCCTCGGATCAGTCGCGTCAAGTGCATTTAGTACGGCCGGAGGCTTCATTTCTAACTTTACGGGCAAGATTGCCGGTATTCCGGGCGTGCTCGGTGGAGCGGCTTCACAAGGTCTATCAGTCCTTGGAATGATGACAAGTGGGATCGCTTCCGTTATGGGAATTGCCCTCGCTTCAATCGGTCCGGCTGCTATCTTGGGACTTGTCCTTGCCGGCCTTGGTTTAATCAACCAACAATTCGGGCAACAGATCGATCAGTTGATTACCACAGTAACCACTAAAGGGCCACAGATCATTCAAAATCTCGTAAGTGGTATTACTAGTCAATTGCCAAGCCTTATCGCTTCGGGTGCGGATTTAGTCGCTAAACTCGCGCAAGCCTTCGCGACAATGTTCCCAGTTATCGTTGACGCGGGAATCCAACTTATTGCAAGCCTTGTCCAAGGAGTGGGCCAAAATGCGGGCTCTTTGATTTCGTCCGCGATAACTATCGTAGGAACGCTAGTCGAAGGGATTCTGTCAGCATTGCCACAATTATTATCGATTGGGATGGAGTTACTTGTAAATATCACAAATGGTATTTTGCAAAACTTACCTCAATTATTGACAACGGCACAACAGCTTGTAACTAATTTCATTACAAGTATGCAGTCGCAATTCCCGACAATCCTCGAACAAGGTATTCAAATTTTGACAAACGTTGTCCAAGGTATTGTCCAATCATTGCCGACAATTATTCAGATTGCCACACAAATTATTGTCGCGTTTATACAAACGATAGCCCAAAATTTACCGGCTATCTTACAAGGCGGAATTCAACTTATCATTATGCTCGTACAGGGCATTATCCAAGCATTGCCACAGATCGCGCAATCTGGGATGCAGATTATCGGAGAATTGATAAAAGGATTCGTCCAAGCCTTGCCACAGCTCGCCATGGCTGGGGTTCAATTGGTCGTACAACTTGCAACGTCTATAATTACTGGATTGCCTAATATCGTAAGCGCTGCTTGGGATATTATAAGCGGATTCGGTAAAGCGGCCCTAGACTTTATCCCTAACGCTCTGAAAGGCGTTGCGGATGCCGTCGGGAACTTCTTCGGGGGGATCTGGGACTGGATCTCGGGCAAATCAGAAGAAGGCGGAGCGAAAGTCAGCGCGACAATTGGGACGGCTGCTGCTGATATTCAAGCCAAAAGCGAATCGACTACCGCAAAAGTAAGCTCGGATTCTTCGGTTGCAAGTCAGACCGTAAGTGCGAATTATCAGACAATGAGCACAAACGCGTCAACGTCAGCGTCTCAAATGGACATGAACGTTTCGAACAGTATGACGAACCTTGCGAATAGCGTTACATCGCAAACTAGTCAGATGCAAATAAACGGCTCGAATAATTTCAACATGTTAAACGCTGACGGAACGCTTCAAATGCAACAACTCGCGACGAATTCCGATACCTCGTTTGCACAAATGAACGCGAACGCGATGGCTCAAACAAGTCAGATGAACACTGGCGTCGTGACTAATATCAGTGAGTTAAACGCTAACGCAAGCTATCAAATGGATCAGCTCTTAAATAACGCGAACGCAAGCACAGCGGGAGTCAATACCGCTGCAAACACAAACGCGCAGATGGCAAATTCGGGCGTTGTGAGCAACTTCCAACAAATGCAAGCGGGCGCGACGAGCGCTACAAATGCGATGGCGAATAATGCACAAGCTGACTTTGCCAAAGTGTCACAAAGTGCGCAACAATCAAGCGCGCAATTATCGCAAGCAGTCACTACCAATTACCAAAATATGCAGAAAACTGTCACGCAAGCGATGAACGCGACAGCCCAAGCGGTAGAAAGCGGTTTAAGCAAGATTTCGCAAATAAGCACGCAAAGCGGACAACGTTTGACGAATACGTTTAAACAGACTTTCCAAAGCGTCGCAAATAGCGCGCGTAGTGGAATGAATACATTTACGAGCGTTATACAATCGGGTATGACTCGAGCGGTTAGTCTTGCTGTAAGCACTAGCATGCAACTATACAACGCTTTCAGCGCGTTACCGGGGCTATTATCTAGCGTCGGTATCAATGCGGGCGTGGGCTTGTATAACGGACTTGCTTCAATGGCCGGGGCGTTATACGCACTTGCAGCAAACATCGCTTCAAATATCGCAATGATTATGCGTTCTGCTCTTGACATCCACTCCCCATCACGAGTGATGGATAAAATCGGGGGCTTCACTGGTGAAGGTCTCTATAATGGTATGGCTAGCTGGGTGAAAGATATTTACGACATATCGAAACAATATGCCCAAGCAATCACGGACCAAGATTATCAGACTAACAGCGTATTGACCACAAGCGCGAGCGTGACGAGCTCTGGTGTTCGTTCATCACTCGAAGACTTGAGCGATGAAGTCAAAAATTCGCAACTCGCAGATCAGAAATTTGAGGTGCATAATGAGATTGTCGGTGACAAGATTTATACCACAGTTAAAGAAAAAGACGCCCGAAAAAAGGCGTTAGATGAATATTTCGCGTAAGGAGAAGATATGGACTTATATATAAAAAAAGATGGCCAAAGCAAGACGTTATCTAGTCTTGGCCTATATAATATCACGGTCGAAGATTCTTCTCCGACCGTGGAATCATCCCGTCGAACAGTTAGAGGACGGAACGGATATATTTTCGATGGTTTAACGTATTCCGAAAAAACAATCACAGTTACGGCTAGGTTGAAAGTTAATACTATAGCTAATTTTTTACTTTTTAAAGACAAACTAAATGCTTGGGTTTTAGGAGACGATAGTTTTTATATCGAATTGCTTTATGATAGCGAACCGGCTTTATATAATTTTGAGCTCCCGGGTCAAAAAACGGGAGAGTTAGAGCCACCAAGAAGCAATGGTAGTTTTGACCGTTTATGGAATGTGATTAGTCATGGAGAGATTGAATACGAATTTATTGGAAATTCATCCGCGGGATTAAAATATAATCTCTCGTTTTCATTTGTCACGGCCGGGCTTCCATTTGCCGAAAGCCCACCCCAAAACTTGAATCTTACGACAAATAATTTTAGTTATGTGGGAACAGCTCCGTTAAGCCAGCTCGAAGTACCCTTCGTCGTGGAATTGACCGCGAACGCTGATAATACTGACTTTTTCCTTGAAATTGACGGGCGTCGGTTTACATATCGGCACGTTGAAACGCCGATCAGATCCGGGCAGAAGTTGCTTTTGCGTGGGATTGAAACAGTATTAGTAGACGGGAATAGAGAAATCAATGTAAACAATAGAACTAATTTCGAATATTTCGTGATTCGTCCTAAATTTGATAATCGCGTAACATGGTTTACTAGTTTTAAGGGTACGATCAGAATTCTCGGATTCAAAAATTTATACAAATAGGGAGGAGGTGAACGTTTGATAACTTTTTACGACGAAAAGGGTAACGGTTACGGTGCGCAAGTCGAATTTACCACTAAAAAAGCAGTGAATGGCGAGCGTTCAGTGACCGGGACTATCGTTACAAACGACAAAGTATTGTCAAAAATCGATCGTGGATGGTCGTTTGAATGGGATGGTGAGATTTATAAAATTATCTTTGCCAAACCAAAAGACGAAGGCCGAAACCTATCCGTATCGTTCGACGCAGTTCACCAGTTCTTCTACGATTTCGATCATTCGAATTGTTATGAAGAGTTTAATGGCTCACATAGATTAGTCGAATATCTCGAGGCTATTTTTAAAAATAGCGGATATCGTTACAATTTAGAAGCCGAAGCGAAAGCGATTCGGAAAGAGAATTTTGGGAACGCAAGTCGCTTGAAAATGTTTAAAGACATTATCAAGGCATCCGGACTTGAGTTTTCGGTGACTGGGAAAGTCATCCGAATTGTAAAAAAAGTCGGGACCGATCTATCGACCGTGGTTCGGAAAAATTTCAACATGAACGAACTCACGATTGAAAAAAATATCAATGGCTTCATCACGTATAAACGCGGGCTAGGCATGTGGAAAGATGAAAACGATCATAGCAAGGGCAGATATACCGCGTCTTTTACAAGTCCACTCGCAGAAGTGTACGGAATTATTGAAGGCGAACCGATTGTAGATGAACGGTATAAAGATACTGGGAAGTTACAAGAACGCCTTGAACATGAAGTAAATAATTCATATTCTGTTTCCGTCCAACTTGATATGGAAGACTTGACACGAGCCGGTTATAAGTACACACAGCCTCGAGCGGGTGACTATATCATGGCTATTAACGAGACGATCGGATTCCGCGAAAAGATCCGTATCGTGTCTTACGAGAGCAGTTATGACGTGACGGGCCGGCTGATAAAACATAAAGTCACTTGTAACGATATCGGCACAGTCCAGAAAGCAATCACGTCGGAAGGCTCGATCATGCGAAGCGTGTCAGAGTCTAAAGAGTATGCTGAAGGAGCTCTCGAGGTGGCCACACGAGCGCTTGTTTCCGCGAATGGCAAGAATACTAACTATTACGGTGTTATGAAGCCAAAGGACGAGCCACGAGGGACGTTACATGAAGGCGATCTTTTATACTTAACAGTAGGCGAAGAGACAGAGCTCTATTATTGGAGCGGGTCGGAATGGCTTCCAAAGATTCTCAAAGTCGATACGAAGAAGATCGAGACGCTGATTTCAGAAGCACAGGTAGCTACAAGTAAAGCAATAGAGCAAGTTCGTTCAAAAGCTGAAGAAGCCTTGACCAAGGCTGGAACGTTGCCAAATACAGATAGTCTATCGGCCAAAATCAAAGAAGAGATCCTAAAGAGTAAGGATCTAAGCGATAAAATCAACCGGACGTTTACTGAGAGCGACAATGGCACGACAATTTATAATAAAATTGCTGGAGAAGTGTCAAAAAAATTCGTAACAGTTGACGCAAACGACGCTCGTTATCGCGATTTAACATCGCGGATTGCTTCAACGGACCAAACGACACGAGTATTATCTGAAGATATTGCGAGTGTTAGAGGGAAGACTGAAACGATAACGGCACAAGTCGATACAAAAGTCGGAGAAATTGATAAAAATTTAAACAAGGCGATTATCCAAGTGAATGATCGTTTTGGGGAAGTTAATCAATCAGTCGTACAAGCAAACGGACGAATCGATCAAGCGAATACCGCTATTTCAAATACAAACCAAGCCGTTAGCCAGACTAACGATAGAGTAAATCAGACTAACCGTGATTTAGCAACCACGAACGCTCAAGTGGCAGAGAACAAGCGTCAAATTGAGGTGCAAGTAACTAACTTTAATGCGGTTCGGGAGAGTACGAAACTCTTCGAGCGTATTCTTGGTACGACCGAGGAAGGCGCACCCGACAAACTATCACGGCTTGTCATGTCTAGTGAAATATTCCAAACAGAAGTCGGAAGATATGTTACTGATGACAACAACCTGATTGTCAATTCGATGACGATGAACAAAAATACGCTTGTCGGAAACAACAACCCCAAAGCGAGCGTATCTGTAGCAGATGGCGTTTTCACAATCAAGGCACAAGGCCTTACTGGTTATAACTGGTCTGGATTTTCGCTACCAATTTACGTTAAGAAAATCTATCGAGGTGAGACTTACACGTTAGGATTTAAATATCGGATAAAGGAATATCCAGATAGCTCCTTCGCATTTAACATAAAAAATCACGGTATAAATAAAACCCTTTTATGGTCAAACATTGGTGAAGAAAGACCGGCCTTGAACCAATGGCAAGAATTTCAGAAAACATTTACTGTCCAAGAAGATTTTGCTTTTGGCGAAGATGCGAACTATCCATTTTACATCTACTTAGCTAAAAATGGCTGGATAGAGTTCAAAGAGCCTATTTTGGTTCGTGGATCTAACACAGGGCCTTACAAGCCAAGCCAGTTTGATGATGCTTACAAGGCCAGCAATGAAGCCAAAGACCTTGCTAGCGACGCGCAATCGAAAGCGATTCAAGTCGCGGAACAAGCCAAACAAGCGCAAGCCACAGCGGAAGCCACACGGACGCAAGTAACACAACTTGCGGGGTCGTGGGCAGTGCGTAACCTCAATAATAGCGGTGATGTGCTTAACTCAATCAATTTGCTCGCTAACGGCACGAACCGAATAGATGGACGCTTGACGCACATCACGGGACAGACCGTCATCGACGAAGCCGTGATTGATTCCGCAAATCTGAAGACTGTTTCAGCAAGTAAAATTTCTGGTGGTATCGCAGATTTTCATAAGATGACCGTCATCAATTTTGACGCTGAAAATATAACTACCGGGACTTTGAAGGGTATCAATGTCAAAGGTTCAATTTTCTCATCGCTCGACGATTCGTTTTATATTGATACGAAGAAGAACGAATTCTACTTAAACGAACAAACGCTTTTTACTTTTTATAACAAGAATAAAAAAATCTATTCTTATTTAGGAACGGGCGATCGGCTTGGAAGCGATGACGGCGGAGGCTTTATAATCGGTGTCGATTGCGACGATACACAAATGTACAAAATGCACGGTTCGTCAAATAGTCGTGACTTATGGACCGCTTCTCGTAATACAGCTACTATTTTGACTCTTGGGGCTGACAAACAAAAAAAGACTGGTACAATCCTAGCTAAAGCACCAACTGGAATTAAATTTTCTGTCAAACCAAGCGGAGTCGCATATTCGAAAACGTATATTGAAATTGGGAACACAATTGGCAATTTTTTTGAAAACAAAATAATTGCGATGGCTAATAAAATAGCCCTCACAGCAGATGAAGAACTAGATTTATATTCTAGCGGTAAGATTGTTATTTCTGGTGGAGGTGGTTCATCTTTAACAACAGGGGCAATTACGGGCACGAGTGTAAATGCTCAAACATTTACAGGCTCGATCGGGAATTTTCAATCACTAAGCACGGGATCGCTTGTAATCAATCGAAAAGATCTTGTTGGCTATTTTAATAATCTTGCGCAATTTGTTGTCGCAATAGCGCGAGAGGCTGGTTGGAAAAATATCGGAGACTATCGGATTTAAAGAGAGGAAAACGAATGAATCAAACAACAGAGGATAAAATCATGAATGAATTATCAATCCAAATCGCACAATTAAGCTATGATAAGGCGCGTTTTAAAGTGCTATATGCAGAAGCTATCGAAGAATTGACACGTTTTAAATCTGTACTCGATTATGACAAAGACTTAAATGATCTATTTAACGAAATGGCAGAGCGTATGAATCGGCCGATGCCAACGCCTATGTAAAAAAGGAGGGCAGATATGTGATTTTTGATTTTTCTGTCATTATTGATAAATTAACACCCGTTTTAGTCGTTATCATTCCAAGTTATTTTTCGTATCGAAGCACTCAAACTTCAAAAGAAGCTGACAAACGTCTTGAGGGTCTATCGAATAAAATTGATACCCTCGAGAAGTCAGTCTCAACCGTGGAAGATATCGGAAAAGATAACCAGCGAAATTTAACGATTATCGGGAAAGGCTTACAACGACTTCAACGGTTTCGATTACAGGAAAATTTGAAGAACGCGTTGAAACGCGGACACACGAACCAGCACGAAATCGAGGAGTTGTCTAAACTGTATGAAAGTTACGTCGAGTTAGGCGGGAACGGTGCTATAAGAGTGCTCTTTGAGCGCTTCTTGGGATTAGAAATTAAAGAGGAGAAATAATATGGATCAAATTACAAGTATTATCACGTCGTCAGCTATGAGTATTTTTGTTGTTTTAACAGGCATCGTAGTTAAAGCGATCAAAGATTATTTATTGTTAAAAGGCGGAAAGAAAGCCGTCGAAATCGTCGAGATCTTGGCAAAAAACGCAGTCAACGCTACTGAGCAAGTAGCGGACAAGTTGGATATCCACGGAGCAGAAAAGCTCGAGCATGCTAAAACGAGCTTGATCGAGGGCCTTGAATCTCAGAATATCCACTTGACGAATGACGAATTAAATACTTTTATTGAAGCAGCCGTCAAAGCTGCTAACGACGAATGGAAGAAATAAGGAGGCCTATCATGAGTAGAATTGAGTCAAGCATTGCCCGCATGCGTCACTTGCAAGCGATCCCCGTTCACTATGACATGGGCGACCGTAATGGCAACGACGCAGATGGAGACGGACGTATCGAGTTTGATTGCTCTAGCGCTGTATCTTACTCGCTAGAAATTAACCTAAACAACAACACAGAAACGCTTCAACGAGTGCTCCCAACAATCGGATATCCGAAGATTTTCGACGCGGTGGATGGCACTTTCGACGCGAAACGTGGGGACGTGGTGATCTGGGCTCCGCGAGACGGATCAAGCTCCCTCGGATCATTCGGCCATATCTTGATTATGACAAGCGAAAATACAGCTATTCATTGCAATTATGGCTCGGATGGCGTGACCGAGAACGATTACAACTATATCTGGAATCTCAACGGTCGCCCTCGTGAGATTGTCTTCCGTGAGAGCGGTATACCCGTACCAACGCCGGCGCGTAGTGAATTTGAGCGCGAACTTGACGTGAATACACGCTTGAACAAGTCAGACAAGCCGTATTACGAAGGTACGCTCACGACTGATTATTACGTCGAAGCCGGTCCACGTATTGATAGCCAAGACAAGGAATTCTTGCCGGCCGGAACTCGCGTCCGCGTCTATGAAAAATTGAACGGGTGGGCACGAATCAACCATCCGGATAGTGCGCAATGGGTAGAAGATAAGTATCTCGACGATTGCGTGGATATGTAAAGTAGAATTAAATAACACACCCCCTCAATTCGAGGGGGCTTTTTTTATTGCACAGTTTTGTTGACGTCAACAAAATTGCCTTTTTTCTCTGAAACTAGTTCCAGAATATAAAAACTTTAATTATTTTGATAAAAATACTTGACGTTCGTCAATTATGATGATATAATGTATTCAAGATAAGGAAAGGAAGATCAAATAGATCTCGGGTAAAAGAAAATGATTAAATTCGTAGAAATGAACGAAGGCACAAAAGTAACAGAAGAAACTTTTGAAAGTTTTGAAGAATTGAAAGAACACTTGTTAGAAAACGATTATTTCGGATGGATCAATGACAATGAACCAGAGAAAGAATTGCCAAACATTGAAGAAGTTGAAACTTTGGAAGAGTTGCAAGCAATCTTTGAAGAGTTTGATTATAGTTGGTGGACACTTACAGCAGAAGAAATTTAAGAAAAGAGGAAAATAGAAATGATCGCTTACGAAAAAGAATTAAAAGAAGTTCAAGAATTCGCGTTTGATATTATAAGAGAATATCCAATTGATACCGAAGCGCCTCGGGTGCTATTGGCTCTTGCAAACGCTCGTCCAGTTGATCGCAATCAATTCTTCGAATTGAATCAAGGTGAAGATGCTAGAAAAGTTTATTATGAAGTAACAAGTAGCGGATCGATTGAACAATGGCTCGAAAATCATGCGCTAGTAGCATATATCAATGACTAGTGAGGTGATTGAATGATAATTAACACGGATCAAGTCGAGGCGGTCTTGATGGACAAGGCCGTTTCCGGCTATCTGATCGAAAAAGAAACGGGAATCTCCGGCGCGTCTATTTCACGCTTACGAAATGGAAAAAAGCGTTTTGGAGATCTATCCATCGATACTGCGATCAAGGTCCAAGAATGGATCGATGCGGGCGGAGCTACAAAGTAAGGTCGGAGAGTCCGGCCTTTTTTCTGTTATAACGGCAATTATTGAAATTGTCTATTATAACGGCAAACAAAAAAGCCCTCGGGCTCGTTCTCTCAATTATGCGGGCAATGAATACGAAAATGAATACGTCTTTTTTATTTTATCGAGAAATGACGAAAACGATATTTTGACAAAGTACGCGATTTTTAAACAATCGGAAACGTACTACTAGTTGATGGAAACGGTCGTCGAATTATGTTAGACTATTGTCACGCCTCCCGAAACCCTTGATAATAGCGAATTTTCAAGCCATATCCATTGAGTGAATACGGGATTGAATACGAGATTATTAAATCATGTACTCGACGAGCTTATCGATCGCGTCCGTCCGTTGCTCGTCCGCTAAATGTGTATAGAGGTCAAGCGTGATCTTTGTCGTGCTATGTCCCAAACGATCAGAAATATTTTTAGGCTCGACTCCAGCTGCAAACAATAGGCTTGCGTGGGTATGTCGGAGGCCGTGGGGCGTGATTGCCTTCAACCCGTGATCGTTTACAAATTTCTTGAAATATCGGGTGAAATTTTGGGCTTTTATCCAGTCCGCGGACTCGTTCGTAAAAATAAAATTATCATCGCCCTCGAAATGCTTTCCATTTCTGAAATATATTTTTATCTGGTCTTTCCGCCATCGCTTTAGAGTGGTGAGAGTGGAATCATCGATCGAGATCATTCGAATGCTCTTCTTTGTCTTTGGCTCTTGGATGATCTGCTTTCCATGAACGCGAGTCGCTGTTTTGGTGATGGAGATCTGCTTATTTTCGAAATTGATATCGGACCACTTGAGCGCGAGTGCTTCGCCTTCTCTCAAACCGGTATAACTCAATAGGTGGACCAACGGCCCGAAATAGCTCAATGAAGCACCACGAGCGAGCTCGAGGAAGGCTTTCAATTCATCCTTCGTCAGATAGTTGTCACGCTTCAAGACGGGCTTGCTTTTAGGCTTGATAACTTTATCGAACGGATTCGATGGTATAATGTCGATCATGACAGCATACCGAAAGATCCGGTTGATAACCGACAGATAATGAGTATATAAAATATATTTCTCACTCAAGGCTACAACGACTTTTTGACAATACGGGACGGAGATTTTTTGAATCCGTACTCCGTCAAAATGATTTTTGATAAGCTGCTTCAATTTGATTTCAGTCAGTCCGAACGTGCTCGCCTTGACCGTCGTCTTATAACTTTCTAGCCATAGACGGGCGATATCTTCAAACGTTGGATTCTTGAATCCGTCCGGTCGATTAGACGGAAGCCCGTTTTCTTCCACGTCAAGCAACAAATTTCTTTCCGCTTGTTTGGCTTCCTTTATCGTTTTGAAGCCCCGGCGCGTGGTTCGCCGTTCTTTGCCCGTCAAGGGATCGATCCCGAGATAGGTCTGAAATAAGTAACGAGTCTCCCCGTTTTTAGTTGTATATTTTTTTATCATGTCTTTCCTCCGTTGGCTTGCCCGCACAATTGAAAGAACGAAATGATTATGATATACTTAACTTATAATTTTTTAATCATGTTTCTCCTTCGGGCTTGCCCGAGGGTTCTTTTTTTACTCAAAAAACATTTTAACGCTTTCTGCTTGAGCATTGGTGATCTTGGCTTTAATTGTCTTGACTTCGCTTGTTTTGATATTTCGCAAGTACAACTTCGCAAGTCCGGGCTTTTCTTCTTGAGTGGTGATAGTGGTTGAATCTATTTTGCCTTTACGTTTTCCGGAAGCACCTACAACGCCGCCTAAAATAGTACCGACTGGGCCAAACGCTGAACCGATTCCAGCACCTAAAAGGGCGCTCCCTTTTTTCCCTTTTTGCTTGGTCGTACCAGTCGTTTTTGTGCGCTCTATAATAGTTGAGCCCTCAAATTGAAAATTTTCGAACTCAAACAGCTCCGGAGTGTCTGAATAAAAACCGATATAATATTGTCCGTCAATCGTTTTTCGAATCGTGGTCGTCCCGATTGAAATTTTAGTCTCTTGAGCAGCCTTTTTTCTCATTTCATTCATCGATGAAAGTCCGTCCGCTGTTTTTTCAGTCGCCTTTTTTGCAAGGCTCTTGATTTTGTTAAAATCCATAATGCTTCTCCTTTTTTATCCTATTAACGAAAAATATTCGTCAACGACCATGATCTCGTCCGTGGTCGTTTTTAATTTATGCCGTTCCATGAATCGAATATAGTTGAATTCGTGGCCTTCGTCTAGCTCCTCGCGAATAAGAGCCCGAATCATGGCCCTATTCGCTTCGTTTTCGCACTTTATCGGGTTGATAGCATATTGGGCCTTGGAATGGTTCAAATGGGCTATTTCGTGTAAAATAACGCGTTTTTGGGCCTCCTTGGACAAGGACTTATTCACGAAGACAATCTTCAATTCATCTATTATCATTCCCGGCCGTTGCCATAGCTCGTTATCAAAATAGGCAAGCGTGACGCCGGCTTCGTGACAAATGTCTTCTAATCTCATAATCTCCCTTTTAAGTATATCTCAATAATATTTTGTATAGCGACGATATCTTCTTCATTTAATGGTTTGCCGTCGAAGGTCTTCGCATTTTCGGCCATTTTTCGGAGATCCAATTCTGTATGTGTTTTTAGTTCTACTGAAGTTTCATCGCTCCAGCCCATGAGTTCAGCGGGAGAAATGCGCAACTTATCAGCGATTTTTTTCAAGACTTCAGGGCCTACTTTTTCTATATCGCCTTTTTCGTAACGAAATATAGTAGAACGTGAAACACCTACTGCGTCAGCTAAATCATCCGCAGATATTTTTAATTCTTTTCTTCTTAATTTTATTTTTTCTCCGACGTTCATGTTTTTTCCTCCTATATATTACACCTTAATTTTACACTTTTAGTTTCAAAAACGCAATAAAAAAAGTTTCAAAAATGCGATTTTTTTGTTGACATTTACTTTTCAAGGTGTTATACTTAATACAACAAGTCGCATAACTGCGACAAATAGAAAGGAGAATATATGGTAGATGTTTCTAAACTAAAAGGTAAAATCGTAGAACGAAATACCACGCAAGAAGAACTTGCTAGTAAGATAGGTATCGACAAAAGCACGTTTTACCGCAAAATGAAACAAAATGGTAGCTTTTCAATCAAAGAAGTAAATTTGATTGTATCAATGCTTAATCTTTCTAAAGATGAAGCTATGGCCATTTTTTTTAGCGAGACAGTCGCATAACTGCGACAAATAGAAAGGAGGAGCGATGAAAACAAAAAAATATTCGTAAATCAAAAAAATTTTTTTAAAAAAGCTTATCAAGTAAAAAAAGCACCCGAGCGAGAACGTTCGAGCGCTTGAAAAATATATCTACCTTAATTATATCAAAAAAAGTGCTTGCCCGCACAATTGGAGGAACGAAGAAATGGAGGAAACAAAATTGCCTCCCTTGATTTCGGACGAGATCGCGAAAGTCTATCTAAAACAGATGATCGAGATCATAAAGGAAGAGCTCAAGGAAGAAATGAAATTGGAAAGATTACCACTAGATCAAAAAGCCTTAATGAAGAAATTCGGGTTCGATCATGGCTACATTAAGAAGCTAGAACGAAGAGGACTTGCATTTCGGAAGCAAGGGAAAAAGAAAATGTACGACGTCCGGGACGTGTACGAGATTTTAGAAATGGAAAAGGAGTATATCAAAAATGCTAGAGCCTAGTCTCACAAGTCAATTGTTAGGAGTGGGAGCGATAGCAATCGGCTGCTTCGTGGCCGGCTTCGTCACTTGCTTAATTGACGTTAAAAAAGAAGAAAAGAAGAAACGACAACAAGCGAAGATTCGAGAATTGCTAGATCTTCAAGAAGAATACAATCGAGAAATAAAAGCGAGTGTTTGGGAAGATCTGGCAAACGCCCGCAAACACTCACATTCAGACAACGACTGGAGCGCGAGCCATGTTTGGTAGAAAGTCAAAACGGATCAGAGAGCTTGAAAGAGAAGTCGATCGCTTACGGGCCATCGAACGCGAGCAGATCCAACTCTTGAACGCGTCTCTTGATCGGGAATATCAACTATTGGAAAGGAAACTAAAAGATGGTAACAATCAATAAGCTCGAGATCGAGAACGTGAAGCGCGTTAAAGCGGTTAAAATCGAGCCGTCAGCGAAAGGACTGACAATAGTCGGGGGGAACAATAACCAAGGCAAAACAAGCGTATTAGACGCGATAGCGTGGGCCTTGGGTGGCAATAAGTACAAGCCTTCTCAACCGCAACGCGAGGGATCAACGATTCCCCCAAGCCTAAAAATCACGCTATCGAATGGCCTTATCGTCGAACGTAAGGGCAAAAATAGCGATCTCAAAGTCATCGATCCAAGCGGAAACAAGGCCGGCCAGAAATTGCTTGATAGCTTCGTCGAAGAGCTCGCTCTTGATCTTCCAAAATTTATGGAAATGACGAGCAAGGAAAAAGCGACGACGCTCTTACAAATTATCGGGGTGGGCGATCAGCTCGTCCAGCTTGAAATGGAAGAAAAGACCAAGTACCAAGAGCGCCACGCAATCGGCGTCATAGCTGACCAGAAAGAAAAGTTTGCCAAAGAACAGCCGTATTATCCAGACGCACCGAAAGAGCTTGTCTCTATCGCGGAATTGATCCAACAGCAACAAGAGATCCTCGGGCGGAATGGCGAAAATGCTCGCAAGCGTCAGAATCTCGCGAAAATCGAAAGCGATTAT